AGCCATAATGGTATCAAAAGATATATCATCCCATTCAATCTTTACTTCAGGTAAGAAGTTATCATTATACTTCTCTAGTAAATCACGTAATGGCTTAAGACTTTTCTCTGCACCATTGACGTAATCAAATCCTAGATTAGCTATGTCTTCACCTATGACCTGTTGGAATAGCTTAGACAACACATCCTGTGCCACGTCAGTACCCATAGGTTGCTCACGTTTTACTGTGTTGAACAGAGAACTATAGCCTTGCTTCTGTGCAGTAGTCATAGATGGATTGTTCGCCATGAACAATGCTTCCACCTCATCAGGTGTTACATCTCGTTTATATTTATTCATAGCATAATCAATCGTGTGCTTTAACTTCCTAGCATCTTTACTAAATAGTCGGTCAGGACATTTAGAGCCACGATGGTCGGTATAAAACTCTTGATTCATCAAGCTACGTAGTAGGGATAGTTCCATATTGGTTCTCCTTTGGGGTTAAGTTAGTTAAGTTTCTTATATCATCTTCGTTCATATATTTCAAATCATCTTTCAAACGTAGCACTCGGACATCATTTACATAGGCTCTTAGTTCCTTTGCAAACGTCATCGTCTTGGGTAGAGCATCAGGGTCTAGTGCTATTATTGCTGTTGAGAATCGTGAAAGATACTGCTTGTGTGATTCAGACAATGACGTACCCAATACTGCTACCCCAACATATACTTCACCATCTAAAACGGAAGCACTTACACAATCCTCAACAACTACTGCGACCTTACCATGTCCTGCGACAAAAGGCAAGTCACTTTTTCCATATCGTTTCCATTTAGGTATTCTTTTTCCTAGTGACCTACCATTGGCATCAACAACCCTGCCTTCATGTACTACAGGAAACACAACTCTATGTTCCTTGACATCATACATGAGCCTATCATTAGGTATTCCATAATAACTTTCCCTGTCGTAAGGCACGATGTACTCAGGCATTACGAAGGGTTCACTATTCCTTTCAGTCACTTGCGTATGCATCTTGATGTCATTAGCTGACAAGGGCATACGTTTAGAGCCTGATAGTTGACAAGAAGATTTGTAACAGTTCCATAGCATCTGACCCATGTTATTGGTCACAGTAAATGTCTTGTAACCATTACAAATAGGGCAGTTAAGACGTTTACTCTCTCCTATTCCTATATTTAAGTCACTAATGTATGTATTTATATTCATATATCACTCTCCTTGTCGGCATTTAAATGCTTTTACCATGATTATTTCGCATTGTCAATGCACTTTCTGCACTAGCATACGTATTTTTCATGTAAGGTTTCACGGATTGTGGGTTAGCATGACCTGTAACTGACATAATCTGACCCATAGACACCCCTGCTTCCACCATTTCTGTAGTTCCTGTCCTTCTCAGGTCAGAAATACGTAGGTCATCAGGTAATCCTGCCTGTTCTATGACCAATCGTGCTACCTTTGATAGCCTTTGCATGGTATATGGCGAGTATTTACCCTTCATTGCAGTAGGATAGGGTGCAACGTAGGGTTGAAAATCATATTCATCCTTCTGTTGCTTAAGCATTTCCAATAAGTCAAGAGAAATCGGCAGGTGTACTACACTTCTTCTCTTAGACTGTTGCAAATTTAACACACATTTATCAAAATCTATGTTAGAAAACTGTAACATTCTCATATCGCCCACCCTCTGACACCATTCGTAAGCCATTTGTACTATCAATCCTAAGTTTCTGTACTTAAAATCAGCATAAGCTACATCTAAGAACTGTGTCACTTGGTCTTTTGTCCACACAGTATTACGTGCATGAGGTGTCTTCCTCTTGTAGGTAGCAAACGGATTGCTCTCAGCATAACCCATCTCCATGCCAAAGGAATACACCTTACGTGCTACAGATGTGATAGCATTAGCCTGATAGATTCCTCGACCAAGCCATTGCTCGTAAGCTCTTCGAGCTATCGCACCTGTCATTTTAGTCAGCCTTATTTCTGACAAACTTTTGCCATCAACTTCAGTAGCCAATAAAACTCCTGCACAATATTGATAATCATGTTTAGTTTTATCAGCTAACACATTGAAATCATTAGACAAATAGTACTTGTGTACTAGGTCATTCAAATTTAATTGTGTCATTATTTACTCCTGTAATAATTACATCTTTGGTTGTATTTAAAGTGTGTCCTATACCATGACCTATATCTACTTGTTTGATATGTCCTTCTAGATAAATTACCTCTCCAATTACCCCTTGTATTGCCCAACTTTTCATGTGCTTTATGTGTTCATCAATAGCTATGTCTAAAGTTTCTCCCTGTATATATTCTACTCTACTAGTAGGTTCATCTATAGGGGAATCATATCTATCATTTGCAGTATATACTACTGTATATTTATTCATACCTGCCATGCTATGTAAATACATAGTCCTATGATTAGTAACTTGCCATAGTCAAGGTCAAACTTTGTACCCTCACCATATTTTTTATTAAAGTCTTTCTCCATAAAATCTGTTATTCTGTGCCACATATTAATCTCCTTTCTTTGCTTCAATATATATTCTCATGTGAGTAGATTCATTCAAACCTTGACCCCAATAGGTAGCACCTGTACCTTTTAACTCAGGCTTGATGTGTTGTCCTCGCACTCGCATCTTATATGATTCTTTGTTAAGATACTTCTTCATAGTGTCAACAAACTCTTGACCATCTGTGTCGTTAGGTATCTCGCTGAACATGTAACCACATCCTTTAGGTTGATTGTTATAATAAGAATCTTTCCAAAACTCAGCTTTACTTACCTCGTTCTGATACCTTTCCTTCCATACATCACAGTTATCCCACATGACTTGGTAGGCTTCCTTAGACACTACAGTTTCATCATGCTCAAGTCGTTGGACAAGCCGTTGGTTTTCTAACTCAAGTTCTTCATGTGTACTTTTCTCAACCATGTTCATGGCTTTCTCTTTCCACATGTCACGTTCTTTGGCAAGTTTACATATAACATCAACAGTAAGCTGTTTAGTTAGTTTACGTTCTTGATGTCTAAATGCTCTGACTAGATGCACCACATCCATGTCTGCAATACGTATGGGTTCATCGTGAGTTGTTGAATGATGTTCTACCTCATCTAACTCATACATATCTGATGGTAGTTTATCATCTACTGCTTCTAATATTTTGATTAACTGTTTTACTTTCATGCTACTTCTCCTTCTAGCCATTGTGGTTTATTTGTAAATGTATACCTTGCAAATCTAAGTTTGTCAACTCTGTAAAATGCACGATATGCTTCAATAGGGTATCCTTCATCTGTCTTGAGGTCATCATGCCCACTAAAACATTGTGGGTGTGGTGTCAAACTACCATGAGGTACAAACTTAGTGCCATTGTATAGTGCATCGTAATGCTTACTTGCACCATGTACCTTGTGATATCTATTAGTGTACTCTCGTAACATCGCATCATATAAACTAAAGGCAAACTCATAGTTCATCTGTGTTTCCATAGCCCATAATGTGCATGGATGCTTTTGATGTACAGGTTTGTACAAGTTATGCTCCTCTGCATACTGTGGTGCATGATGCCATAGTGTAGTGCATAACATCTGTGCTTCTTCTAGTGGCATCTTGACTATGTGTTGGTCACATAGAGACTTAGCAATCTCATGTGGTGTTTGTTCTATAATAAATCTATTCATTATTCACTCTCCCAATCTTTACCATACAGTTCATTGTATAGTGTTAAACCAAAATCATAACCTTGTTTGTAGTAATGATGTGATTGTTCTTCATTTCTTTCTCCATCAATCAAGGCATCTGTTACACCATCTTTAAATGCTGATAATACTTTCTGCTCTTTGATTTGCTTATCAAGTTCTATTAAGTTCATTTCTTACTCCTTTCAATATCCCACCTATAAAATATGTGGTCATCTATTCTTGTTACATAAGTCTTAGTCTCTGCCCAACTAGGATTCACATAGTAGGCATGGTAGTGTGTCGCACCTTCAACAAAGTCATCTAGGTTGCCCTTGTATACACCACTTGCAACTGTCAATGCTTGCTTGATAGCTTCCTTGTTCTTAGGCTTGTCACTCTTGCCATCACAGTACCAACTGAATTGGCATTTGTTTTTGATAGGTATAGATGGATTCCATTTGTATGTCAAACCTTGTTTAACTACGTCACATACATTGTTAGGATACCTTTCATCCTTTACCCTATTCATAACAACTTGTGCTACTGCTACTTGCCCTATGAAACTTTGATTCTTAGCTTCATGGTACACGTTGAGTGCTAGACACATGAGTGCTTCAAGCATCTTGCTTATCCTTTTTGAATACTGTATTCCAAGTTTCTTCAATCTCATCATCAAGATTACCATCATCAATAAATTGTAGTTGGTCTTTGACATATTGCATACGACATTGTTCAAGTGTCCAAAAGTCTGTTGCTACTTCTTCAAAGAACAACACAGGTTGAAGTTCTTCCTTGCTCATATTTATTGCTTGGTAATATAATATATTAACCAATGCTTTTTTATATCGTGTCTCGTTTGTCATACTAACTCCTTGTTATTGTTATACATTTCATGCCATGTCTCATCTAACTGTATGCCCTTGAGTATATGTGCAATCACATCAACTGTCCACCCATTACCAATCATCTTATATCGCTGACTATTGGATACATGGTTGGTGTAGTTGTCAGGTAATGTCTGCAATCTCTCACACTCTAGAGGTGTCAGCTTTCGCCACATATCTTTTGATACTACCACATTATCTTTCTGCACAGTAGTAAGACAGTTAGACTTCTCATCATCTCGTACCTCTAGTTGCCTAGTGAAGGGCAAGTCTAGTTGGTCATCTTTACGAGTACCATGCTCATCTAATCTACGATTAACAATCCTACCAATAGCAACCTTTGGTTCTCTGTGTCCACCTTGCATGGTGGTAAGAGTAGGTGCTTTACCTTCTTGTGCATACACTCGCTTGATTGAGTCATGCCCTTTGAGGTCAGCAGTACCAACTCTAATCAATCCATCTTTAGACATGGTAGGATTATCCTTGAGTACCATAGTTCTCTGTTTACGTTCAATACTATTCCACCATACTGCACCATTGTATCTAGCAGTAAGACAATGTGACTTACCATCTTTGCTAGTCATTTCATCTGTAGCATATCCATCTTCTAGTATGTCTTGCATAGTAACACCCTTATCAATCATAGGTGGTATAGGTATCTGCTCATAGTAATCGCCTACAAGTTTACCAAACCAATACAATCTGTATCTGTTTTGTGCTGACACTTTGCTTGAGTTCAATGCTTGTGGTTCAAACCCCATCGCTTCAGACATAATATCTTGAGACTTCTTAGCCATACGTACATTCTCTAGCAGTACATACTTTGGTTTAACTATCCCAAGTATGCCCACAAAGTTGAAGAACAACTTACTACGTGGGTCATCAAAGTTAAGCTGATGTCCTGCAAAAGAAAATCCTTGACATGGTGAACCACCCATCATCAAATCTATATCCCAATATGATATCTCATGTGGGTCTAAGTCTGTAACATCTCCTAGCTGACGAGTGTCAGGAAAGTTAGCTTGTGTAACTTGGATTGCATATTTATCAATCTCACTTGCATAGTAGTTGTCTACGTGGATACCTGCCCTTTGCAAGGCAAGTTGTCCACCACTACAACCATCAAATAAACTTAGTACGTTCATTGTAAAACTCCTCTGTTTCTTTTATAGTTTCTATATATTTATTTTTATCTTCATCAGATAATTCTGACATAGATACATACTCGCACCCTTCTTTCATCAACCTCTCATTAAAGTCATTGATGACTGATGTATAGTGATATATAATTTCATATCCTTCCATAGGTTTCTTGGTCTCGCTGTCTACAAGAACGTAGTCTGTATCATATAATTTAGTTGTCAATGCCATGCTTATACTCCATAGTTAAATGTAAACTTTAGGATTACCATTCTGTGTGGAATCCATGTGTATCATACCAACCCAATCCCTTGGAATCTCATTCCATTCTTTAGGTTTGTACTGATTATCATCTAGACCTTGATGCATGAAATAGTCATCAGTATAAGGGTTATACTTTACTCTATCCCAATCAGCAAACTCTTTCTTCAAAGACTCTGATGTGGATACAAAATACTCACTCATATAGCCTACTGCAAAGGCATGAACATTCTTCTTACCTTCTTGTCGCACTCGCTTCTGTCCACCTTTACGAACAACGAAGTTACCTTCAAGCACTACACATTTCCTATGGTCTATTACTAGACCACTCTTGCAATCTTGTATGCTCCACACATTCTTGTGTAAGTTCCAATATACTCTAACCTTAGCCATGAAACTCCTCCATTTCTTTTATTGTTTGTTTATATTTAGCCTTGTCTTCGTCTGATAACTCTGACATAGATACATACTCCCACCCCTTATCTT